GAGGTATACCTTCATCCATTAAATCAGCAGAACTTCTAAATGGTATTCTTTCCATATCATTTAAGTTTGGTCCAACCTCAACACCAATCGTTTCAAACATTCTAACAGTAATGTCATATATTCTTTTTGTCTTACCTTGTGATGTTCCATTTTGTGAACCAGCATTTAATCTCATAGTTTGTAGTAAAGATGTATAAGCTAAACCAACTTTTACATTTATTGCAGAACGATCTAAAGTTACACTACCAGAGCTAACAGTTTTATCTGGATGTGTTGCACCATCTGCTAGTATAGAAACAGTTTGTCCTTCAAGATGATCTAATCCTGATATGGTACTTGCAGCACTACCACTATAACTTAATGCACTATCTAAAAAATTAAATGATGTATTATCTGTTTGATCAAAATCAAATACATTTAAAACTTCTACAAATCTTCTAGTAGCACCATTGATTGTTCTTTTAACAATTACATAAACTTCATATTCAGTATCGTCTGTTGGAATCACAGCAACACTTTCACATACTGCTTTACCTTCATTAGTTTTTGCTAATCTAACAGAATCATCTAAAGATGTTACAGTTAAAAATCCTGTAGACAATGGTGAGCTTTCTGTAATCGTAACTACATTACTACTAACTGTTGCTGTAAAATCAGAGTCAGCATCTATTAATGTTTGTAAATTTGTAGCTGTTTGGTTATTGCTAGATGTAGTATGAAACTTACCAGTTGTAGAAGATGTAGCAGAAGTAAAGGTTGTAGTTGTGCCATCTGCTTTTGTTAAAACTATTCTTGTACCATCTGCAATATTTGCATAATCAGTAACTGTAATTGTTGCATTACCAAATCTACCACCAAAGATATGTCTATGCCAAGCAGTTACTTGTTGTTCTCTTTGATATGTTAATCCTACTAACTCACCATCACCTCTAACTGCATAAACAATTTGATTTGGTTCTTGTTGATATGCGATTTGTGTTAAGCCACCTTCACTAATATGTTCAGCAAGGATAGTCATATCAGGTGCAATGTAACCATCTACATCAAAGTTGTAAGCTAGTTCTCTTATTTTTCTTTTAGCACGTTGCAAAAATAATGTAGCATTACCTACAGCTATTGCATCTACATTTGCTGAACCATGATTAGATTGTTTTTTAATTAATATGTTTGTTGGCGTAATAGCACTATCAGTACCACCACCAGATACAGTAAACTCACCACCTGCTGTACCAATAATTAAAGTTCTAGTTGCTGTCATAAATCTAATTGCATTAACTTGGTTAGATGCAATTGTATAAATGATTGCATCATCATCAGCTACAGTACCACCAATGTTTGCATCCATGTTTTCATAATCACCAGACTTTGAAAAAAATATTGTTTGTGGTTGATCAGTTGTTCCTGCAAATACTAATCGTTGTTCAAAAAAAGTTACACTTGAAGGATGACCTGTAGTATCTGAGAAAGCTCCTAGTTGCCAATTAGCTGTAGCACTTGCACTATCTAAAGCTGTAATAATTGTAATAGTTGCATTAGTTGTATCTGTTACTCCAGTTATCTTTGCATAACCTCCGCTTAAAAAAACAAATCTTCCAACATCTGTTGATTGAAATCCTGATCCACCATTAATACCAGCAACCGCAGAAGCAACTAAAGCTATGCCTGTACCTACTGCTGATTGACCTGGATTTAAAGTTGTGTCAGTTGTGTTGGCATCTTGCATTGGTCCTTTGGTAAAATCTACATCTGTTAATGTCCATGATGTATGACCAGTACGAGATAGTTTTTCTACCTCATGTGCAGGATGTGTTATGTACATAACATCAGCACTCTGTGCAAATTTTAAATCAAAAAGTTGTGCAGTAGTATAAGGTGTTGTTAGTTCAAAAA